TAATCTGTTACCAGTGCTGTCTGTATTATTGTCATCTGTTTTACCGCTTACTTGCAGACAATAATTAACCGCATCAAGAGATGCTGTATAATTACACTGCGAATCACCAGTTGCATTATCTGCAATGCTAGCAACATTGAAACTTGTGTTAACTGTCGTAGTGTTTTGGTTGTAGTGTGCGTGTACCTTTGCCGCACTCTGCTTAGTCAGCGTAGCCGCACCACCGCTTGTGCTTTGTATAGTATCTGCTTTTAATGTACTCATAGCGTCACCAATGTCCCACCGCTTTCAACGGTTAATGTAACACCACTAGCCACAGTAAACGGACCAGTTACGTTGGCGTTTTCTGTAGCTAAGATGGTTGTGTCTGCTGTAAGGGATTGTGCGTTAGTACGGAACAAGCCACCAGCCTTGAAATTACCCTTGTTCTCAGCGGGTGGTGTGATTGTACCAGCTTGGGGTGCTAGGTAATTTACGAAGATGTTGCCTGTACCAGAGGAAGGGGCAGCAGTGAATGTAAGTGTAGTGCCATCAGGAATGGTATAGGCTGCTGTGTCTTGCACAACGCCATCAACTGACACCAGTACGTCTTGCACAGAAGATACTGTGGTAGTCAGTGTGAATGTAGTATCGGAACCATCACCATTAAAGCGTTGTACAGCTTTAGTAGCTTGATAAGAACCCGGAACTTTTTGACCAATATACGGCATACTTTATTCCTTATGAACTAATAGTATCGACTACGGAAACCCAAACATCTGCGCTTGATGCAGTATCACTCTGTACTTTAAGTACATCACTTGCTTGCATTACAACCTTTGCACCGCCATCCAAGACCTGCAGGGTTGAACCTACAGGAATAGGTGCATCTTTAATAATGTAGTAGTCGTTAGACCCATCATTAATAAATACATCCATTAAGATTTGGGTAGTTGTAACATTAGCAATATTGATACCAATAAGAGCATCATCGGAGTTAGCTGTACGCAAAGTTACTGCGCTTGTGCCAACATTCCGTGCAATGTTTCTTTCAAAATCCTGTGCCATTTCATCTCCTAATTAAGATAAGTATAATTATACCATACTTTTATTCATTTGTCAAGTGCTAAAGCGCAATCGCCATCGCCACGGCAAAGCCAGCAGTTGCACCTGCAGATGGTAGGTTAGTCAATTGAGACCCATCTACTCCCGGCAATCTGGCAGAACCATCTAAGACAATAGCATTGCCAGCAGATGTTCCAGTGTTCAACACCGCTGCTGTTCCTAGCCCTAGTGATGTACGTGCTGTACCTGCAGTCTCTAATACAAAGTTAGAACCATCGCCTACAATGAAACCACCATCTGTGACTGCTAGTCCAGCTACATCTTGTAACTGTGCATCAAGTCTTGCATTAGCAATTGTACCTGTAAGCTGTGTAGCTACAATAGACTTGTTAGTAAGTGTCTGTGTAGCTGTAGTACCTACAAGTTCCTGATTGCCACCTGCAGGTAATGTAAGTGTGTTAGTTACAGATGCAGAGTGTGGCTGTGGCTGTATTGTTTGTGCGTGTGCATTACTGCTTTCACAATAAAACTTTACCTGAGAAACTGAACCTGTGCCTGTACGGATATCTACAAGGCCATCAGATATAGTAACACCGCCACTAGAGCCATTACCATCAAGATTAACTTTACCTGAACCGTTAGGTAGTATGTCAATATCTCTATTGGAACTAGAAACAATGTCTCTTGCTAAAACATCTAAGTCACCACCTAGTTCTGGTGAGGTATCGTCTACAACTGCGTTAATACCGCTACCTGCAGCAGTAATAGCAGATACAGAAACTTTACGTAAAGCAGTAGCGGAGTTGTCATACAACAATACTAAGTCATTAGAAGCATCTACAGTTGATTCTGCAGTCTGACCAGTAATAACAGTAGAATCTACAGCAATGTCATTAGCATTAGCAGTAATACCTGCACCACCAATGACGTTAAGTGTAACATCACCTGATGTACCACCACCTGTCATGCCTGTACCAGCAACTACAGAAGTAATGTCACCTACAGGTATAGCAGCTACTTCAGCATCTACATAAGCTTTAATTGATTGTTGGGTAGCAAGATGAGTGGCACTGTCAGATGCCATATTATCTTCATCTTTAATGGAAGTTCCACTTATTGTACCGTTTAGGACAGCACTTGTCAAGGTTTTATTTGTTAATGTTTTAGTACTTTGTGCTAGATAGGTATCAAAGGTGTCTACTGATGTCTGGCGCATTGTGCCATTGTCATTAGTTAGAAGACCGTCACCACCAGCTACGGCTGTTGTACCTACAGTAGAACCACCGTCTGTCAGATTAAGTTCTGCTGTTGTAGCTGTAACACCGTCAAGGATGTTTAACTCAGCAGTAGTAGAGGTTACACCATCTAAGATATTTAGTTCTGCTGCTGTTGATGTAACGCCATCTAGTATGTTAAGTTCTGCAGTGGTAGAGGTTACACCATCAAGAATGTTTAACTCTGCAGCGGTAGATGTAATAGCTGTACCATTAAGGTCAATCGCATCTAAGTATGCGACACCATCTATGTACAGGTCTTTCCACTCTGCAGAGGAACTACCAATGTCACGAGTATTATCACCGTCTGGTATTAAGTCTGCACCAAGTGTGCCTGATACAATCACGTTACCTGATAGGGTCATAGTGCCAGCAATGTTAGCAGCACCAGCAATATTTAAATCTTTAAACTTCTTAGAACTAGAACCTAAATCAATATCGTTGTTAGTTGTAGGCTCAATGACACCATCTTTAACTACAAACTGTTCTGTGGATGTACCGCTTACGTCAATATTAAATTCTACTTGGTTGTTTGTATCATCAACAACAACCTTGTTTTTAGGCGTGGCTACACCGGGGTCTCCAATCAAACCGATAACTGGACCTTCAGCGGCTGTACCATCGTGCTTGTGACCTGTTGTATTATTGAAACTACTTAGTAGTTGGTTAAACTCGTCATTACTGTCTGCTGCGGTGATAATATCGCCATCAGCAAAACTTGACTGTCTAGTATAACCTGCCATTTATTATCTCCTTGCGTCAGCCTGAAACTCTAGCTGAAATCCTTTTAATGAGTATGGGGCTGATGTGCCTCTATCGTTAACTCGTAGTGCTACAGCAAATCCACTACCTTCAATTGGCTGTCTTACTAATGGGTTTGACTGTCCACCGTAGGTAGCTGTACCGTATAGTGATGAACCGTAAATAGCTACCGCTGTAGCTGTGTCAAATGGGTAGGCTGCTGGTCTGGCTACGTTAGGTGCTTCGTAATCGTACCTAACAAATAAATCTGCATTAACGGCTGCTTCAGGTGCGTAGTTAATAATCACTCGCTGGAATGATTTACGTATACCAGCATCGCCCATAGTCAAATCAGGTGAACGATATTTACCTGTTACATTGTTACCATCAAAGTCGTTGCCTTGTTCTTGACGATATACAAAACCATCAAACTCGCCATGTACTACAATGCTTTCACCACTAACAGTAATAAAGTCTGTGCTACTAGGGCGTATACCTAAGATATCAGCAAATTCAAAACTGTTATCTTTTCTTACACATATAACTCCTGTAGTCTTTGAACGTACTGTATTGGAGTTAGAAAAGAAAATACGATACTGTGTTTTATCTGGGATGACCACAGAGGTAAATTCATCTACGTCTGATACACCTGCAAAGCGTTCCTGTATCTGTCGGCTGATTGTACCAAGTTCAACGTCACCGATGTTTGCAGTACCAGCAACAGTACGTAATCCATCAGGCCCAAGAAAAATTATGTCTCCACCAAATTCCTGAATTGTTCTACCGTTAAGACAACCAATCTCTCGTGTCACAGGCTGCAATACAAAATCAGCAATAGTGTTGCCTACTAATTTAAATATGCGTTCTTCGCAGAATATAAACAACGAATCACGAAACGGAAACAAACCAGTTATGTTACTGTCTACGTTAATACTACCAGCACCATTAGCGGTACTAAAGTCTGTATCTGTATATGGTGCAGTAAATACTAACTCTTGTGGGTTACTAGACATGCCAGCAAAGAAAAGAGCATTCTTGTAACCTGTAACAAACTTAGGGTTAGCAGGTGCGCCTGTGGCGTTAATGTCAGTTACTGTACTGTTATCGTACTTAGATGCATGATTAGCACCGTCTGCCCACACAATAAAGTCTGTGCCGCCTAATGTATATCTAAAAAAAGTGTATACGCCAGCGTTGCTTCTACCTGTGTCAATCTGTGTCCAGCTACCTGTAGTGCCACCTTTGTGTACCTTACCACCCCGTGCAGCAATGATGTTGCCTTTGAAGTAAGCTGACATAAGTACAGCTTCTGATGCACTAGCATCTTGTGGTACAATATTAGGATTCCACTTGGCGTAACCAGAAATGCGTCTATACCCACCTTGAATATCCGGCTCAAAGTTAGTTAGTTCAAGTGCCATTCCGGGCTGCATAGCAAAAGTTGATTGGTCAAGAACCAGCCCACCCTGACAAGCAAATACATACGGATTAAGGCCAGTTTCATCTGCCATGTTTTATCACCTTAAAATCCTGCGTTAATGCCATACCCTTGAGAATAAGGTATATAAGTAGACCGTACATAGTCTGCTCTGTTTAGAAGCAGCGTCTGCATTTGTTTAATGCCATCCTCAAAACGAGCAAAGTTAATACCGTACTGTTGTGCCTCACCACGATACTGATAAGCGTAGGCAGTAGCACCGTCAACTATAACCTGTCTAAACTGCTCTGGAATAAGTGGAACATCTGCGGCTGCAGCTAGTGCAGTAGGTTTAATAAAGTATTCGTACTTTAGTTCGTATGCTTTATCGGGGTACGGAAATAATCCGTAATTATTATCTGGTGTTCTAAAAATAAACTTAGGAACACTACCTACATTAGTGGTAGTTTCTTGATTAATATATTTTTGTGTATATTCTTTGTAGTCAATAATGCGTAGAGTATTGCCAGCAACAGCGAGTGTTTCATCCCGGCTAATACGAAAAGTATCATAATCAATTGATTGAGTATTAGCAGGAGTAGTATATCTAGTTTGTCCCGCAACTAAAGTTTCTGTTTGTGTTACGTGCGTAAAAGGCCAACCAAATTCTCTTTGATTGACATAGTTAATGGCATCGTTTACTGCATTCTTACACTGAATTTGAAATCCTCTGGCTGTTGTAAAATTAGCAGCAGTCAAGACAACTTCATTCATACGAGCAATAACTTCGTTAGTGATGTCTAAATAATCATATGCCATTACAAATCCTTAAATGAACAGAGAAGTAAAGGGGCAAGTTGCCCTGCCCCCTTACATTAGTCTTTAAGCAACGTCACGTGCTACTTCTTGAGCAGTCAAGTCACCTTCGTCAGTGCAATCCATGATTACAGCCCAGATACGCAGTTTACCAGTAGTAACTGCACCACCTGAAAGTGTAACCAGTTTAAGGTCAATGTTGTCATCCGCAACAGCCATTCGTGGAGAATAAGCTGCTGGGTTCTGTGCTACAACACCTGCTGCAGAAGTTCCGTCAAAACCATCGACAAAATCTTCAGCGGCAATCATGCCTAAGTCTACTGTAAGAGTAGAACCATCAGAGGCAGTATCAACCTCAATACCTGCATTCATAACCATCATGCCTTTTTTAACAGCAATTACTGGAATGACATCGCCAGCGGCAAGTGCGCCACCTTTGTCAGACAGTGCTGTTGCAAAGTCAAATGTGGTCTGAACCATGTATGGATTACGCCCACGCTGCGAGTTGCCACGTGCGGCTTGGAGAGTGTTATCACCTAGTGCCATAATTCAATCTCCTCTACAGCAAGCAGTATTTGGCGTTAACAAGACCTTCAGGACGAAGAATCTTGCGACCATACAAATGCATACCACGGACAATATCAGCGAAGCTGTCCGGGTCGCGGTAAGTCTCAGTCTTGTTGATTTGGTCAGCAGTAGCGACTGATGAAGAATGACCAGCAACAATCATGCCGAAGTTATTAGCATTAGTTCCACCTGTAGTAGATGGACCTGTACCAATAGAAGGCAGGTTGTTAGAAACATGGACTTTAAAGCCATGCAGGTTATTCAAAATCAAACCATTCTGTAGACCAGAACCACCAAAGTCTGAATCAAACAAACGTGAGTCTTCGTCTTTCAGCAGTTCAACAAACACTGGGTCGATTACCAACCAACGACCTTGTGACTCTACGTTTTGCAAGTCAAGTTGACGAGCCATACGTGCAATCACAGTCAATGGGTTAGCTACGCCAGCAGTTGTTGGTACAGCTTCAGATGCGCGAGGCTTCAAGCCCACACAGTTAGCAGCGTTACCAGCATTAAAGTCAGCGGCTGTCAACTTCATTGAAGTAAGAAGTTCATCGTTACCAGCAGTGGCAACAGACTTAGTTCCGTTAACAATGTTGTTGACTACATTAGCGTTACCACTAATTGCAGCTTGTTTGAAACCAGTCAAGTAACCAAGTACGTCTGCGTCAAACTGGTCAGACAAACGGTATGCAGCACGGTTGCTTGAGAGAGACTCAAAGTTAACGTGCGAATGTGCTTCCTCAATGTCGTCAACTTTAAAAGCAAAGTAGTTAGCTTTGTCAACGGTGAGGGTGAAATCCTCATCATCAAGGTCTTGCGGGGTAATTGTTGTACCACGCTCGTATGCTTTGACAGTAATCTCAGGTTCTTTAATGATTTTAACTGAATCACCAAAGTTTGCGATTTCTCCAAAGTAGTCGTTATTCGTAATTGCTTCACAAACAGCGGCCTTGCGGAATGCAAGCTGCACCTGTTTGGAGTAAATTACCGGGCTAAAATTACCATTAGGTAAGTTGTTATAACCCGCTGCTCTTGGAAAAGCCATAATCCATCTCCTATTGTTTTGGATTGTTACAGATGCAAACAGTACAATTCTTGGCAGAGGCTGTCTAACGTAGGGTGTACCTTATATAAAAGTTGCAACTAATATACTTAGTAGGCCATGTTAATCAGGTAATCTTAAAGATTTTTGTAGTTTGCGGATTGGTATAGTAAGCAAGTAGCTAACCTGCTTACCTTACACATGACTATAGTTATACTTAAAAATAACTGTTTGTCAACTCTTTTTTATCTAGCAGAACCAGATAAATCATAGATGAACTTACCACTACGAATAGCTTCCATAATTTCATCTGAATGTTTTTCATACTCGTGTACCGACATCTTCTCTACTTGAGACTCACGTAAGTATGTAGAAGATGCATCTTCCTGTGGTTTGTTACGTGTGTTTTTAGTCGTTACAGACTTAGCCGCATCTTTGCTAGGCTTAGACTTCTTAGCTTCAGCAATGCCCATGTCAGCTTTGTACAAATCAATTGCACGTGCAGCAGACCTAGCATCATTGTCATTGTCATACAATGCATCTTGTACCCACTTAGGCTGTTCTTCTGCCCAATTGTGGAAGTCATCACTGTCTCTAATCTCATCAAAGTCAGGATGCATCT